TGTGGATCGAGCGTTGTGAATATATGCTTACACAAGATCTACCTGAAGATTGGGACGGAATATTCCGTGCTACAACAAAATGACAAAGGAGACTAAACCTAAAATATTTAGGCATAAGGGATTTACGGTTAAACAAAAGAAAGAATATCGTAGTCCAGTTCTCATGTACAAAGAAGGAGTACTTAATCCAGATTATAAGAGTAAATTAATATCGTATGTATTTACAAGGAAAGACAAAGATGGCAAATAAAAAATTGCAACAAGAAAGCAAATACGAAAAGTATGATTTAAATGGTGACGGAATTGTCACTGATGCGGAGTTTGAAATGGATCAAAAATTAATTCGATTAGAAAATGAAGATAAAAAAGAAGATGCACAACGCCATATGGCTTGGTTTGCATTGAGCGGAATGCTATTGTATCCACTCGCAATGATCATATCTGCAATTGCAGATTTACAATCAGCGGTTGATGCTCTAAGTGATATTGCTCCTACATATTTTGTCTCGGTCGCTGCATTAGTTGCTGCGTTCTTTGGCAAAGAAGCTTATGTAAAATCAAAAGATGCTTCAGCTTCTGTGAAAAAAGAAGAGAAGTGGTAAAGAGAAAGCCGGGGAAAACCCCGGCTTTTTATTAATCAAGTAATTTATCAAGAGTATTTGGTCCAGCTACTCCATCAGGCTCGAGGCCACGTTTTTCTTGCCAACGCTTTAAAATCCGTTCAGTACCACGACCAAAGATTCCATCAGCAGGTGAAATCTTCAATGCCTCTTGCATCATCTTTACACCAGGTCCACGAGATCCCCTACGTAAGACTCCAATATCTTCGATGTCTACTTCATCATCGTCATCGTTACCAGCGCCTAAATTGATTTCTTCACCAAGCACTGCCATACATTTAACGTATCGCTTTTGTCGATCTTCTAATCCAATCTTACCGCCATTGATCTTACGTGTCATTTTAACAACGTCATCGGTATCAGCGATATCATTTAGATTGTTTGCATCCCAGAACCAACATGCGCTTTCAATAGCTCCTTGAAATGTGCCAACATACTTTGCTGCTTCTTCTGCAGTCATATCTACAGTACGTCCAAACCGTGTATAGTTCTCACGTCCTGTAAGTTGCTTTAGTCCACGTCCACGAAATAACCATCCATCACCTTCATTTACATTGCCCATCTTATATTTACGGAATTCATCCTGATAAACATAGTTAGCAATCATCTCTGGGTTACGTGCATATTCTGCTGCATTTCGTTTAGGTGGTGCACCAAAGTATCTGCCGAAAACTGCATTCAATGCTTTTTCACTATAGTTTAGATTCTCACTTAACGACCGAAAGTTATTTGATTCATGTGCACACTGACTTACAAAATGAGCTACACGTCGCTTAGTAGTAATACCATATTTAGGCAATACTTTCATGAGGGCTTCATGCCACTCATCTACGTTTTTATTACCTGGGATCATCTTAGCTAGATGTTCTGCTTTTAATCCTAGTGCCATTATTAATCCTTTACAATTTTTGTGATCATATCTTCAAATTCATCTACTTTACCGACACGATTTGGCCAGTAGATATAGTCCTTCTCAGGATTCTTTTTTAAGTTTGTTAGCAATGGAAGTATTGCATTATATAACTTATTTAATTTTTCTTCTGCAAGCTGTGCATCTGCTGAAGTTGTGTTAACTTCTGCCTGTGCCTTTTGTACTGATTCTAATTCTGATTCGTCAACTGCTGTGAACCCAAAATCAAATATATCTGACATGTCTCCTACCTCTTTTCGTTTCTTTGTTTTTCTAATGCTTCGTAATAAGCAACTTTTTGTTCAAGTTCTTTTATATACTGTTCAACAGGTTCACGATCACATAAGGTTTCACAACAAATGCCAATGTTATGTTTGGCTCTAGTTTCTAAAGATTTTTCGCCTCTTATATTCATTTATTGTCTCCAATAGTTTAGGTACCCAGTTATCTCTATGTTCAACAAACACCTGAGGTGCTTCATTATCCACAGTAATAATAGTAACTAAGTTAACAATAGGCGTACCAGTTCTTTCTTCCCACATAATTGCATATGCAGCTTCCTGTATAAAGTAATTAGTAATCCATTCTTTCTTCTTTATCTTTTTAGAAGTTTTAAAATCAATGATTGATAATACACCATCAAATTCACCTACACAGTCAACACGACCAGCAAGGCCAAGATGCTCAGAATATAGAGCTGCTTCTTGTAAGTATATAGTACCAATGCGTTCATCTAATACAGGTTTAATCGCGTTAAAGTTATCAATAATATTTGGTAAATATTCTTTAGCATAATCTTCATTATTATCTAAATATTTTTCAATACAATCATGAACGGCCGTGCCACGTGTGGATGCTCGATGAGAAACTTTATTTGCTTCTTCCTCTCCCACACGGGCTCGCCATCGCTGGATGAATTCTTCATTTAGTATTGAAAGTACCGTTGTAACAGAAGGATACCTAACCCCGTTAGGAGCAGCATATTTTCTACCGCTGGAACTTGTTTCAGCAACCAAATCTTCATATCCAAGATCAACATTTTCATGTTTAAAAATCCTTTTATTCATTTACCTTCATCATCTCCTTTGTCATAATATAATCACGTACAAATGACGAACGTACAATGTCCTGCCATCCAAATTCAACTATAGAGAACTTCTTTAATTGTTCAATAATAGATAGGAACTTAACGATACCATTCTTATCTTTTTCTTTATCAAAATCAGATTGATAATAGTCACCACACATAATAAATTTACAGTTCTGTCCAATACGTGTAATCACAGAGTCGAGCTCGTGAAAGTTTAAGTTTTGCATTTCATCTATAATGATGATTGCGTTATTGAATGTGATACCTCGAATAAACGATGTCGATTGAAAATCTACTGTGCCAGCAGCTTGTAGCTTTTTCCATGCATCACCTTGTTCAAATAATTCTGCACATATCGATTGGTAAGGACCAGTATATGCATCTTTCTTTTCTTCTTCTGTACCAGGCAAGAAACCAATATCTCTTGTTGGTACAATAGAACGAATAATAATTACTTTATCATATTCAGTTTCTTTATCAAGAACATCTTCTAGTGCTAGTGACATTGCTATAAATGTTTTACCAGTACCAGCAGAGCCAGATAATACTAAAGAGTCACCCCGACCATATGCATGAAAAACCTCTTTTTGATTATCAGTAAGAGGTTCAATTTCAATAAGATCATCTAGCTTAAGTTTACGCATGCTTTTTTGCTGTGGCTTTAAAGGAGGTTTTATACCGTTCGAAGTAAAATTTGCAAGATAAGCCATTAGTAGTCCTTAATATTATTTACTCGATGCTTTTCTTTTACTTTAGACATTACTTCACGAAAACCATCATCAACTTTTAAATTAGTACCACGCTCATGCACAATCTTAGGCATACCAATAACATGGATTAGTTCTGGCATTTCATTTAAAGTTGTTTGCAATTCATCCCACGAACATATAACATCCCATGTTGAATTCGTCTTAGTATCTTTCAAAGTATATGTTGGCATATTATTTTCCTGTTTAGATTCACGTAGCTCTTTTTCTCTACGAAGTATATATTCATGATATAATTCATGCATTATGTAGGTTCACCGACCGGTTGAGGAATACATACTGCTTGAGATCCTAATGGATAACTTCCATAAGATCCTGTATATTGATATCCTAGCACTTCGCGTGCAGCAAAACATTCATACATTCCTTTGAATGCCCAACTGCCTTGAATTGTAGGTTCTAATTCCTTTGTATCTGAATTAAATGTTAATACGATAAAGACAAGTGTCCACATTAGATTCTCTTATTCTCTTTTGCTATGGCGACACAGGTATCTGTCGCGTTTGTTTTGAAATAGCGTGGTGCAAAAGCATGAATGAATACTGCCCATGCAGCTTTTTCTAAACGCCAACTAATCTTACATGCATGCTTAAAGTGCTGCCACCGTGACATGTTTGCTTCTTCTAAATGCAATTTACATTCTTTACTAAACATAATTCATTGTTCCTCCAAACCAGTGTGGAATATTTCGACCAGTCCATACCATTTTAAATTTGCTTTTCTTTGTCTTGTAGTAAGCTTGATACGACAAAACTGGATCTTCCATTTTACATTGTGGTTCATGATCCATTGCTAATCGAAATGGTGTAAGTCCGGCGTCAGGAATATTCCTAGGTGGAACTGATAAAATATCTTCTAAGATTTGCTGTGTATAATGAACCTTATTATATCTATATTTATATTCGCGGCATAGCGCCATAAAGTGATTATAATGCCACATATAATTTTGTAATGATTCGCGTGTCCATATAGTACATGGATGATTAAAGTGCACTGCTTTGTACATAGTATCTTCATTAATCGTATCATCGAGCTCGTAGTATTTTACCATAGTCTTACCAGACTTTGATGGCTTACGTGTCTCGGTACCGTCAAGCATACGATGAGCAGTAGATAGCATTTGTGCTGCCTCTACAATCATCTTGACTACATGCTTATCACATTGTAATTGTGCTGCAATAACTGGATCTTTGTCCAATACGAATAAATTCATGATATAAACTCCTCTAATGTACCTGTATATTGTACCACATTTTTATCTGTTTGTACATCACTATTTTCACTTATTCTTAATATATGTGCTGCCTTATTTCTTACATTAATATCCTTTAATGGTAAGAATGCACCAGACGTTCCATCCCAGTCAATAAATTCTTCATCATAGAAATCTAGTTGACAATCATCAGGATTTTCATTCTGCAACAAAGCAAGTTCATTTGCCCATTGCTGCCACTTATCATCGGACACAATAGATTCATCCATTTCATAATATAAGCAAGAATGCACCAACATTTGCGATCTACGTTGGCGGATCTTTTCCTTCACCGTTTGATCAGACATAATGTAGATAAGAGCCTATGATGTACTTAGGATCATGTCTGCATACTCGACCGGCGTGAGGATATGTCCAGTGTGGTGGAAATACAAGAACGCTGCCAGCACGGCGAGGTATATTAATCCCCATCGTGTCGAAAGACGTCTCGCCACCCACACCGTCATTGAGATAAGCAAAAAACACAAGGAAACGACGAGCAGAGCTGTAATCGCCCACATCGACGTGCTGATCAAATTTTCCAATATCGGGTTCATATTTCTTCATCCTTATTTCTTCAAATGCATATTTTTCCGGCCAAGTTGTAATCTCTAACTCAGTACGGTATTGTTCTAGCACTTGTTTAAAGTTATAGGTAAGGTAGTCAGTATACTGACCCCAAACCTCTCGGTTTTGATTTAAGTTAATTTCAGTAAAATTCATGATAGGACTACTACGCTGTACGGAGTCCTGCTGATTAAATAATTCAATCATTGAGTCACGAACGCCTGGTTCAATGACGTCCTGATATAATTTAATATATCTTTCCATTTAAAATCCTCACTTTACGATTATTTATAATTATACCATAAAGTGAGGACTTTGTACACCTTTATTTTGCAGTTGCAGTATATTCGCGCATATCGTCTATCCGTGAAGAGAGATATGCCGCTTTTTTCTGTAGCTTAAATGCTAGGAGATTATTACCTTCTTTCTCTAATCGTTTTATATAATGTTTGAGCTCTTTAGAATCTTTCTTAAGGCGCTCGATTTGCGGACCATATAACATGGGATCTTTCCTCCTCGTTGACTGCTTACGACGGGTTAAGATATCACTCCTCCTTTTTTTAGGTCAAAAAGTAAAAAAGGATCGTCCCACAAAATGGGCGATCCTGAGTTTGCTATGAAAACATTATTATTGTTCTTCATAGAATTATTTATACAAATTCACATTTTGATAAGTCCTGGGAAAGTATCTGTCACTAGTTTTTTAGTTAGTCCTTTAAACTTACCGGTGAACTCTTTATCCTTACATAGAATAAGAAGCTCAGCATCCTTAGGATCAATAGACTCTAAAATACGAATAAACATAACTTCACGATGTGTTTCTGACTTAACCTTTGGTCCGCCTTTAACAAAGAACTTAAACCGCTTAACAATATGCTTACGCACATGGTCAGCTTCTTTTGGTGTTGTTTCTTTATATGGAGGTGCACCTTTTGGTATCAGCCATTCAATAGAATCATCAAACGCTCCTTTTAAAAAGTAACGTACATGAGGAGTATCATAGTGCTTTAGCACTTTACTCTTTTCTTCACGTGTCTTAGCTTCGGCTACTTTGGTAAAAATCTCATGTAGAGTTGGCCGATTAATATTTTCATTTATCATTAAAAATCCTCAATGCATTCAATTAATAGTTTACAGCGATTCTTAATAAGGTAGTTTAGGATCTTCATCCTATGTGGTACCTTAACAGCTTCTGATGTATCTATAATAGATTTTTTGATCTCTGCAGGAATATATGCAAGATCTACTAATAGTTGATTACGCTTGTAATTACGATATACTTCATCGCTCATATAAGATTGTAAATTCTCTGCATTATCAACATATTCTTGTATCTTTTTCTTAGTCATTGGTGACTGACGAATACTTTCAACAAAGGTGTCATCTCCGCTAAGAACATTAGGAATACCATCAGAGCTATCACCTTTAAGAACATGTTCAAACAGATAGCTATGAGGATTCTCATCCTTGATAAACTTTTTAGTCATAGGTGAATATTGTTTTACATTGCCATATTTCTGTAGCTGAATAAAGTCTTTGTCGGCAGAGATAATCATCACATTCTCATGCTGTCCAAACTCTTGTGTCTGTTCAACTAATGTACCGATAATATCGTCGGCTTCTACATTAGGAATATGTACAACCTTATATGGCATATTCAGTGATATCTCTTCACGAACCATATTAAGACACTTAAAAATCAAGTCAAAATCTAAACTAGATTCTGTACGGTTATTACGTCGTGCCCATTTATATTGAGGGAATACATCTCTACGCCAAGATCCACCGTCACATGCAATAACAACTTGTCCATACTCATCTTTATGCTTTTTAACATGCATACGAATAGAGTTAAGAATCATATGACGAATAGTGTCTTCATTCATATCCATTCGCTTTTGGTTAACAATGATATTACCCATTGCAATCCCATTATAATCAATTATCATCATTTTTGTTTCTAGTCTCCATTATCATCTCATGTATTATATCTAGTATTTCAACAAATGGATAGTCCGGATTTTCATTTCGAATTAATGCTCCATAGATTAGGTTAAGGATACATCCCATATCTCTAAAGAACGCCGGATCAAACTTAGGATTATATCCATATTCTGATAGCGTCATTAGTATGTCTTGAATGCATTCACCTGCCATATCCATCTCATCATCACGACGAGGTTCTATGATAGGATTTCTAATCTCACCATACGGAAACGGTATTACATTGTCATTATCATCTGTCATTATGTCACCATTATACACTATTTTTTAGTGGATGTACACAAGTTTTTTACATGGTTTCTGTGTATTTTACCGCCAACAAAGGCGTTGTAGTATTCATCTGGCTTTAGTAATACGTCGCGTACAATCTGTTCTTTCATCTCAAGGTAGGACATTTCTCCTTTACCCATACAGAGATGCAATATTTCTCGCTTGAATCTCTTATCACC